TTTTAGGTGCGAATAGGGAAACCCCCATGACGACCAATCCTGTGTCTCACTGGGATTTCACCCTGCCGGTGACCGATGACCGTACACCCGAGTCGGTCAAAGTTGTCATCAGCAGGCTCTTTCGCAAGTGGACGTTCCAAAAGGAGCAGGGCGACGAGACGGGCTACTTGCACTATCAGGGTCGTGGTGCCCTATTCAAGAAGCGACGATTCAGTGAATTTAAGAACCTTGCGACGTCGCTTGGCCTCGCAGACATGAGCTTTTCTCCGACCGTGACGGCCAACATCGGTACTGCCTTCTATGTAATGAAGGAGGACACTCGGGTCGATGGGCCGTGGTCGGATACAGATGTTGAAATCTACATTCCTCGCCAGTACAGGGTTGCGTCCCTGTTCCCCTGGCAGCAGGGTGTTATCGATAGTGCGCAGAACTTCGATCCTCGTACCGTGCATTACGTCTGGGACGCGCACGGTTCTAAGGGCAAGACTACTATTGCCGCTATCGCTTGTCTACAGCATCGGGGGGTGCGGATTCCCGCTGTCAATGATCACGAGAAGCTTCTGGCTTCCGTCTGTGACATTCTCACAGCCAAACAAGAGCGTCAGCCCGGGCCCATCTTCATTGACCTCCCCCGGTACATGGATAAGAAGCGTCTTCATGGCATCTATAGTGCCATTGAGGAGATCAAGAACGGTCACGTTTATGATATGAGATTTCACTTCAGGGAGTGGTGGTTCGACTCCCCGCCCGTCTGGGTGTTCGCCAACACGCAACCCACCGTCTCAGCCCTTTCGGCTGACCGGTGGAAGTTCCTGACATTTGACCCCAGGTGGCCAGGTATGCTTGTGCCATTTGTGCCAGACCAGGAATAATTTAGTGTTACAGGCGCAGCCGCCCCAATTATTCCGGTTGCCACTCGGCCGACGAAGAATTTTTTTCTGAGCCATACAGGTAAAGCCCCTCATGCCGAAGCGCAAGTATGAGGGGCCTCTCCAACCTGGTAAGCGTTCTGCTCGCGTTGCTCGAGCTCCTAAAGCTCTTGCGACAAAACGCCGCAAACCAAATTACCAAGCGAGTCTCAAGCTCACGAAGCCGTTCCGCACGGTCTTAGATTCGTATTTGACTCGCAGGGACGTTAAGCACTGGGTGCAGCGTAATTACGCGACCAGGCAGCTTGCGAACGTTCCGACTACCGGTGCCCATCTGATCCCCGTTCTTCCGAACATAGATCAGGCAGGTGCCCCTCCGAACCAGGACCCCAATTCCGTCGCAACGCGCGAGGGGAACTTCGTTCGGCTTAAGACTATCTCGCTCGACTTGCGGATGTATATCCCGGCGGACGACCTCGCGTACTCCGCCGATCGAGCTTCGATTGAAGTCATCGTGGCCGTTCTCTCATCGAAAACGTACAAGACGTTTGCCGAGGTAGTGAACAACTGGGATGTCGGTGAGCAGATTAATACAATGCTTATGCAGTACGACGACACTCCCTCACCCTACTTTGGCCGCCCTGACAGCAATCTACTGCCCTTCAATACGCAAGCGTTTACCGTTCACGATCAGCGTCGGTTCTATATGAACCGCGGTATGATTATCAATGACTCGGCTGTTCCGACTCCTGGTGCAACGGGGGCCGGTCACATGCCGTTTCTCACCAAGCGGTTGCGGATGCATATCAAGTGTAAGGGCAAGGTTCTGAAGTATGCCTCTCCTGAAGAGCCGTTGCCCACCAACTTTGGACCCTTCCTGTGGATAGGCTTCGCCTATACCAACAATGCGGTAGCTACGACTGCGGGCGTGCCATTCATGTACGGCCGCACAGTTGCGCGGTTCGAAGACTGCGGCTAAGCGGAGCGAAGCGGAGCATGAAAAAGAGCCCCCCGCAGGGGCCCCCGGAGGGCCGCCGGAGGCACCCCCGAATCTGACCGAAGTGAATGGCTCCGCCGATCTTCGTCAGATTTGGTCGGCCGACCAACATTTTTTTAGGTGCGAATAGGGAAACCCCCATGACGACCAATCCTGTGTCTCA